TTCGGAACGTCCGCGATCATGCGCTTCACTGGAGAGCCCGGCACCTACAAGTTCAACACCATGTTCTCAGAAGCCCTCATGAATCTGCAGTACGACCTCTCCACTCCTTACATGTGCTCTGGCGACGATTCTCTCATCGTGGGATTCGCCAAGACAAACGCAGATTGGGTGACCAACTCCAAACTGTTCAAGATCGAGGCGAAGACTGAGTTCATAAGCCAGCCGATCTTCTGCGGCTTTATCTGCACACAATTTGGCATCATACGAGAACCCATTCACTTCGCCATGAAACTCGCTCTCGCAAAGGTCAACGACACTCTGGACAACTGCAAACTCAACTACGCGCTCGAGTACTCCTACGGACACAAGTTAGGCGGCATCGTGGACGACATTCTCAACCCCGATCAACGAGAAGCTCACGCATCCATGGGTCAGTTCCTATACGCCTCCTCTCCTGGGAGAGTTCGAGCTATGATGTCCACCAGCTGGCTCACCCCTAAGATGGTTCTCAAGTACGGAGCAGCGAGGATGAGTGAACTGAAAGGAAAAACACTCGATCTCGCTTACGCAGAACTCAATGATTCCCTTTTGACATCAGGCTGTTAGTTATAGGCCAACTCCTCAACACAATCCATCATGAAGTGTTCAGTTTGCGGAAAGTCTTTCTCGAGTCTACGCGCCCTCAACAACCATCTCAACAGCACCGGTCATCGACGAGGAGGTGGTCAACCCGCCAATACCAACCGACGCAATCCTCCCCCTCGACTCCCCCGCACCAAGCCCGGAACCAGTTCGCCAACCAGAGTCATCCCACCGACTATGCACGAAGAAGTGGTCACATACACACTTCCCAGGACGGTCACTAGCTCCACTTCGCGATCTCTGCACCTCACCGGCCCGAAGCCCCAAAGGGACTATGATGACACCAACATCCCCGAAGGCAACATCATCCACAAAGTTGAGGTCGAGGTGATCGTGCCAATCACGGTCCCCGATGACAGTCGTGTCAAATGGATTGCCACTCCCACCGCTGCACCCATTGTCGACGTGGACGGTAAACAGGCGGACATGCTGAACGCGAAGCTCCTGTTGCACGGCAACAAGACCGACAACAGGAGAGAGGTCCTAGTCACTGGCCCCTTCACCCGGGACGCAATCACCCCTCGACTCATCAGCTTCGCGACTCAAGTCGCGGGCACACCCCCCACCGTCGGTGGTTGGATCACAGTTCGCTACGTGATCACCCACTCAGGAA